TGTTGGTTAGTAAGCATAGTATTTATATATATTATAGTATTGGTCGATAGACACGATGGGTTTTTTCTTTTTAAAGAAACCCATTGGGTCGCCCTTGTATCGGCGGTAGCCGAGCCTTGGTCTCTAGAAGTCTAACACCTAGCTACACGCCTAGTTACACGCAGAGGTGAGCCGAAGGCGAGAGTGGAGCGAAGCGGAACGGAGAAAAAATTTCGACAAAAAACGCATGCAAACAAAAACAGGTCGATGGCTCCAAATAGTTATGCAAAATGACCTTTGCAGAACGTCAAGCGACTTTATATCCGTAGGCAGTCCCGTATTCTAGAGGCTCAGCGGGTAAGTGATAGTAATCCACTGACAAATTGTGGCTTGCGAGGGGTGCTAGGGGGGTAACAGCAACGCTTCATCGTTATATACCCCTTCACATTTTTGTACCAAAACAAAGGAGGCCACCCCCTAACCACAAGGAGTGACCTCACATATACACATAACAATAACACAGATGTTATAAAGTCTATTCTGTCTGTTGTAGGATGTCTGTCAACACAGAACTACCTAGAGGGACACGGGGGGCCTATAATGGCGATACAATTGAAATCTAACAGGTCAATAATTTATATCCTTGACAGGTATCTAGTCCCAATTACAATTCACCCCAAGGTGATACAAAAGGTTTACCTATAGTATACTCTGAGTATACCTTTATTTATTATGATATAGTTATCATAGTAATAACCTAATAAGACTTAATACTGAGATTACTCTTAGTTAACTCTTAGTATACTTAGAGACCCCCCATATTAGTCCTTAATCTTCTTCTTCTTCGTCATCTTCTTCCCAAATCCAAGCTACATCTTCATCATCTAAGCCTGCATTTAGGTATTGTTGATGGTAGATGTTCGCACAATCTAGCAGACCGTGAGCGGCATAGGGGTCACTAAAGGCTACCTCGTAGGAAGTAGGTGAATCATAGTCTTGAGCAATGATAACATAGTTCTTGAAGTGTTCGCCTAGGATTGCCTTGGCGCTCTCTAGAGGGCTTAGTGGAGGTATACCATTTATATCCATTGTAATGAGCTATTTGACCCCTTAGAACGCCTGTAATAGGCATCTGTGAAGTCTTGGAGTTCCTTGTTGATGAGCTCTGACTTCCTATCCTTGATTTTAGTGTCCATATCCTGAGCCATTTGTTCTACCCAGTAGTTCACACCGATACTAAGAGCATCAAGGCGGTCATCATGTGTTATAGCACCTCTGTCCTTAGTAATACGGGACATCTGGTACATTAGTTGGTAGCGCAGTTGTAGCTCTGGTGGGTAGCCCTGCGCTGTTTCAAAGTCTTTTCGGATAACATCTGGGCTAATAATGAGCCTGTGTTGGTTCATTATGGGCTCTAGGGTGTCTATTATCCTCTTTTCTTTCTGTATATTGTGTCTGACCTCCTCAATAGAGCAAGGATGTATCTTACCCAGTACAGGCTTGAATATCTCGTTGAACATGCCGTCACCGAAGTTAGATTCCACTATGACGTAGTTAACAGAGTGGTTCTTAGCAATCATTGCGAGGGTCTTGAGGGTCTCATCGCTGTATCCTCCTTGTAAACCCCCAGCATCAGGCACGAACAGCATACCGTTAAGCATTTTGACCACTGCGTAGCCTGTTTCGTCCTTACCGCGACCACTGGGGTCAATGGCTAACACTGAGCCTGTAAAGGGTATATGGTCACCTATGGTTTGGAAGGGTCTGTGGTATCTATCTCCACCGAAACCTACGTTAGGAACACTACCATCCCACACTAGGTCAGGAGCCTGAGCCCATACGAGCTTCTCTGGGGCTACCTCGTTATCAATATCCATTACAATTAGCTCGTTGAGCTTCAATGGGTGTCTATCGGTGTCACTGAGGCGTGTATCCAGCATGAACTGCATGGCAAACCCTGAGCGACCATAGGACATCTCTCGTTCCAACAGGTCAATATCGGAGAACCGTGTAGGTTCGGTAGCTTTACCTTCTTTCTCAGCATCCACACAGAGGCTCTTCACAGCCTCGTTATAGCTCTTGGCGTTCTTCTCAGGGGTCACATACTTAGCAGGCCATATACGAGCCATATAGCCCCGTTCTTGTAGCTTGTTGTATATACTGTCCTCAGTCTGAGGTGTTCCTAGGAATATAATCTTAGAGGAGTCCTCTGGCTTTAGGATAGCGTCGAACTCCTTGACTTGTTCGCTGAGCTTTTCCCGCATGGTCTGGGTAGCACTGTTGTTGGCTACCTCGATGTCATCTGCAACGATGATGTCCGCACGGGAACCTGTAAGCTGTGAGGTTATACCCAGCGATTTAACACTAGGTGCGTGAGACGCGGGCGCAGGGCCGACGTCGAAGCTAATCTTACTGAACCGCTGTTTATCTGTGGGCTTCAGGTGAGCCAGAAAGGGTATCTCGTGTATGAGACGCAGAGTAAACGTAGAGAAGTCGTCAGAACGCGTCTTGGACGCAGAGACAACTAAGAAATTCAAAGAGGGGTTCAGGAATAACTGATGAACCACATAGGCAGAACATATCCAAGACTTACCAACACCACGGAACGCCTCAATGATAACACGCTTCTCATCACCTTGCATGAAGTCAGCTATGTTATATTGAATAGGGGTCGGCTCTGGAAGGTTTAGGTGCTTCCAGACGAGGAACAAGAAGTTCCTGAAGTCTTTGAGTTCTTCCATTATTTATTACGGGCGCGGTTCTTTGACTTGCTTTGTATCCGCAAGTTACTGCGACTGTTATTGTGGGGGTTACGGTCGCGATGGTCAACGTCTTTCCCCTGCACTGCTGACTTGCCGTGTGTCTTCACAGCTAGGCGTCTTGCCTTGTTTCTTGAGGAACGACGGGCTCTTTGCGTGGCTGACCCGTGGTAGTCTTTGTATTCTTTTTTATAGTTTCTCATTGGCGGCAAGCATTACGTGTTCGGAGTCGTCTCGGAATGGCAACATATCTACTAGGTTACCTAAAGGATTATCGTTGGTAACCTGTGCGTGTACCCCGTTGTCCTTGAGGAACTGACGGGCGGCATTGAGGTCACTAGGTGTTGCCGCACCTGCTTGGATACGCTCAATAAACTCATTAATAAGCATATCCTGAAGGACATTAAGTTTTTCTGTTTTTTCACTCATTTTTCGTTTCTCTTGTTATGAAAATCAAATAGTATCTTTACTTTATCGCTTAGACTTTCGAGGGTGTAGTGCATACGAGCTAGCACGATGACGAGGGTTACAAAGCCTACGGCTACAGGCCACAGGGTGGAAATCCATTCAGTCATCGGCATCAAATAGCTCCTTACAGATTTTAATTACTAGGTAAACAAGAGTCGTAAGACCCACAGCTATACCTACTGCTAGGTTTAAATCTCCTAGGGTGATTGTCCCAAGGAGTCCTGTGATGCCTACGGCTGATGGAATATGGTCGGAGTTCATGTTATACTATTTTTAAAGTTCCACCATCGGAGTAAATAGCACCATTGGGAAGATTAGTGGAGCTTGTAGGGATGCTAGGTATTATTACGTTTCCGTCATTATCTATTTTCATGCGGTCGCCAGCACCACCACCTTGAGTAAATCGAATACCGTCGCCATCACTCTCACTTAATGGTCTAATGACAAAAGAATTAGTTTGATTTGTCCTTTTCATTGCTAGTCCATCACCGCCCTCAAGTTGTAATCCAGCAGTGGTGTTTGGTTTAATAGTATCTACCAGTAAGTCGCCTGTTAAAGTTAGGTCTTCGCCTTCCAGCATCCGAGTATTCGATTTTGTAATTGACATAAGTTGTTTTTAGTTAAGATTTTATAATTCCTTTTATTATTATTTAGTTAATTTTTTGGTAAGCTCTGACAATTAATGAGTTATTTGAACCTGATGGGAAGTCATGCGGTTTTACATATTGAAGTTCTCCGTTGGCGTTTGTCATCACAGTCAGGAAAACTCGGTTCCCATCGCTTAAATTTTCGGCATCGCCCGCCGTTAATCCGAATGTGCCCTCGTTACGGATAAATCGGTATGAAACCATCTTCAGGACAGTAGAATTGGGAAAGGACTGATACGAGTTGTTAACGGTTCCCATACCGTCACCCAACAACTCCATATGTACTATTGCTCTATTTGACCCAATAATAGGAGAAAGGTCTAATACAACAGGTGTACCATCATACGCAGTGGCAGATAAATACGGCGCAGTCTGCGTTAGTAAAGCTATCGACGTATTAGTCGGGCCAGATTTAAGGTGCCCTAGCTCATCTACATAAGCCTTGATGCTTTCGGATGTAGCTAACGAAGTATCACTAGCTGTTAACATAGTGTTGTCGTCTATAACGTTCAGCTTATCGTTTGTAATACCCCCAGCGAGCTTATCGTTTGTAATACCCCCAGCTAGTTTAACGTTGGTGATACCTGCATCCTTAATTTCCGCTCGGTTAGTAGATGTAAGTCCAAGGGTTACGCCATCTACCGATACAGCGCTTGCGGCACTTGCGGCTGTTACTACAACAATCTTAGAACCAACTGGTGGCGCAGACGAGAACGTAATTGTAGAGTTAGCCATACTAATCGTATAGGCATCTGTGGGAGATTGCATGATACCGTCAATAGTCACGCGGAAGGCTTCTGGAACCTCTGTTTGAGGAGAAAAGGTGGTGATATTAAACACCGCATTTGTACCATCAATTAAACCGTCTGTTGCACTTGATACAACCTCGTGACTTGCAAAGTTTGTCAGGCGTGTTCCTGCCTCTAGAGCGGATTGAATAGCGGATGCGGCGGCGGTCTGCGCGTCGGCTACGGAAGCGTCAGCGATTGCTTGCGTTGCGGCGGTTGCTACTTGTATAGCTGTTTGAGTTGCACTATTTATCGCAACATATTGGTTTGTGCTCGCATCCTCCGATACCTCTTGAGCCACAAACAAACCTTGTTGGTACGCTGTGTCGAGGTCTCGCTCAGACAACCGAGAGCCGTTTTGGAAATCTACTAACTGTTGATTGGAAGTAGCGCGATATATACGAAGTTTGGAATACAAGGTGCTTGGAGCGGCTTGCAGTGTAACGGTCGTATTAAGGGCAGTAATATTAAACAATGCGTTTGAAGTATTACTTGCTACCAATGGTAGTACAGTCCAATCCGTTCCATCAAAACCAACTGCTTTTATATCGTCGATGTTGAGGTAGTTGAACGAGACGTTGAAGGTTGTAGCGGATAGTTCAGAACCGCTGTATTCTATATATGATTGAGCCATGATTGTTTTCTTTAGTTAGAGTTATTGGATTAAGCGATATTGTTGCTTTTGTTGTAGTAATTCATTGAGGGAGGTTTGTAGTTCAGGGAACTCTTCAATCATTTCTTGCTTGGCTTGTGCTCTGAAAGCTCTGAGCCAGCTATTGATTGCCTTAATACGCGGAGACTTCTCACCAATATCACTTTGACTTTGTGCAGGTAGAGCTTGGTATTCCTTACTCTTAACCATTTTGTGTAGATATTGACGGAGTGTTTTACCGCCTATCTTTGTGTTGCTAGTCTTCTCAAGCCACACGTCGTAAGCCTGACGTCCGTCTTCGTTGTAGATGTCCTTAAGCTGAATAGCTCCCATGAGTTTGCTGTTGGGCTTACTGAACCCATGTAACAAGCTTTTTAGCTCTTGGTCTACTGGGTCTTTACTCTCAGGTGAGAAGTAAACAGGGTTAATAGCACCAAACAACTTAGGGTTCTTAACAATAGTAGCTTCACCAAGGAAGTTACGTCTTGCAGGTAACGACCCTGAACCAGTTCCGCGAGCCACAAAGTAATCGAATACTGTGCGTGTTTCTCTTAGAGTCCTATCTCCACCAGCATTTTGCATTTGCATAACGAAGGAAGGCATGAAGCCACCTACGATATTACCAGCAACACCTTGTGCGTTATTCACAGGGTCTTTGAAGGCATTTAGCAGTGTGTCTAAGCCTTTAACATAAGATTTGTTTGTAACGTTCTGCGTAAAGGATAGAGCAGTCATAGCAAACAGGTCTTTAAGCACGGGGCCTTCGATGTCGTGATAGTCGTCAAACTCTGCCATATCAGCAAAGAGACCGATGATTGTAGCAACAGGGTCAAGACGCTGGTAGCTGAAGTAGTTATGACCACCCTTGCCGTTTGGAATACGGAAGGAGTAAGGTTGCCATCCAGAAGCTTTTAGGGCATCTTTCTCGTCCTTGTTCTGAGGGCCATGTCCTGTGATGAACTCTTTGTTGGACATAGCATACCAAAGCATAGCGGAACTAAAGGCTACACCTGTAGCTATCTTGCCTTTTGCTAAGGCTTGTTCCATTGGGTCTTTACTTGCTAAGGCATTTGTTAGCTCCTCCTTGCGGAATAGAAGCTCTTTGCCTCGTTGTGCTAGTCCTAATGGAGTGCGGTCTAGAGAGAACTGTAGGATGTTAGTAGGAGTACGAACGAATGGAATAATGAAGTTTAGTCCACCTAGTTCTTGCTTAGCGTTACCAAGCATGTTTCCTACCTTGCCAACTACAGTGTCGTTATCAAGCTCGTTAGTAAACGTGTTGACCTCTGCGTAGTTCTTTGCCGCGTTTGATAGCGCACTACGTGAAGGGTCAAACGGATTTCTAGCAAGCTCGTTTTGAATCATTGTGGCTTGGTCTGAACCATACTCAATACCGTCGCCTTTGACTTTTTCTACAGCGTCTAAGTAGAGGTTACCTTCGTTGTAAGCCCTGCCGCCGTCGGTGATATACTTGTCAAAGTCTTCGCTGACTATTTTAGCAAGCTCTTTACCAGTTAGGTTTGCGTTCTTATTGAGCGCTTCCATTGCTATGTTTGTCCTCACATACGTGCGGTAGTTAAGCTGTTTGAAGAACTCATCCACCGTCATAAGACCACGGCTAGGAAGACGGACTCCCTTACCGATAAAATCAATAGCACCTGATACAGCATCTTGAGCGCCTCCTAGTGCCTTTCTGCCTTTACCCATCACTTCCATGACGTTCTCGCCTGTAATCATTTCGTTACGTCTTAGCTGGTCATCAAACTGGCGTGAGCCTTGGACAAGCACAGAGTCATTTATACGGAAAGACTTTTTTGCAAACCTAAAGGCTTCTGAAACACTTTCCATGCTAAACGCATATTGGAATATAGCCCGTCTTGTTGCGCTATCTCCCGCCATTACTGAGCCCATAGCAAGCTCACCCATGCGTATAGCTGTAGTAAGCCCACTACCAATCATGTTAACAAATTGAGTTGTAGGCCCTGAAAGTAGGGAGTTAATCCAGTACTCAGTAGTCATCCGCATGAGTTTACTTCCGAACATACCCTTAGCGCCTTTAACAACACCTCTGGTAAGTGCATCTCCTGATGCTTCTGCAACTCCTTTTTGGACTTGCTCGTCTGTGCCATACATAACAAACTCGTTAATAGTTTCTTTTACGTTCTTACCCCCAACAGATTGAGTGGTGTATCTCGCGTAGCTTTCTGGGTCACCAGCAACAAAGTCAAAGCCTACGTTATCGTTTAGACGGTATTTACCTTTGGCGTTACCGAGGAAGTTACGCTGTAAGAGAGTAATGCCTGCTTCTCTACCCATAAGTGAGTAAATGCGTTGCACTTCTGTTAGCTGGTCAAGCTTTGAAATAAACTCGGTTTCTAACCTTTGTAGGTTCAAAGCATCGCTTGTACGCGCTTTCTGAGCTTTCCTAGCTGTTTCTACGATGTCACGGCTCATCAAGTCCATGAGTGTCTTAGCGGCACGCTGGGCATCACGGAACTGTTGAAGGTCAGGGATACTATCGTTGAGCCCTCTAACAGCGGTCAACCAAGTATTCTTGTCGCCTCCTAGGATGTCTACTGTCTTCTCAGTTTCAGCCGCGAGTTCTTCTTTGGTTACCTTTTGTTTAACGCCTTTTTCGTTAAGGTTCCGAGCGATACCGCTGATAAGAGCCAAAGCGTGCTTAGAGGTACGAATGTTCTTAGCCATGTTCAGGATGGCTTGTTTCCCGCCTGTGGTGTTTACATCGCCGATTTCTCTGGATGTTTGGTTTATACGGTCTTGAACGAAGTCATCTATTGAGTCCTGACCGAAGCCATTACCTGTGTCATCAGCTATACGCCTGTGGTATTCCATAGCGTCTATCTCGCCGTTCTTATAAGCAAGCTCATCTTCATCCATCTCAAGCTCTTTAGATTTTTTATACTCAACGCTTTCCTTATAAGAGCTTTCGTCTTCGACATCAGATATACGCCTAAAGTATTCCATAGCGTCTATCTCGCCGTTCTTCCATGCGATTGTATCTTCATCCATCTCAAGCTCTTTAGCTTTTTCGTAGTCAGCCGCCTCCTTTGCAATAGCCTCTCTTTCTCTATTCATGTCATACTGTACGTCGTCGGGTTCTCCAACGACACGCTTCATGTATTCCATGAAGTTTATTTTGCCTGCTTTGTAATCACTTTCAGCTTTAGCAAAGTCATCTATTGAGTCCTGACCGAAGCCACCCTCTTCCTTAAACTTCCTAGCTTCTTTACGGAACTTAGCAGAGGTAAACTCATCGGTCTCCTTTGACCCAATCACTTTGCCTCTTTTATTAAACATAGTGGTGTGGGTAATCATCCCATAATCTCTCATGTATTGCTTGAAAGACACTGAAGCTGGGCTTGCTTTGCCTCCTGTTCCCCCTCGTGCGTCTAAGTAACGCTGATACATCTCACGCGCTGTCAATACCTTCGGCTGTAGTGTTTGCTCTTTTGTAAAAGTATTTTCAATGACATTAGGGCCACGTTCTACCATAAGGCGTGCCGCTTTTAGCTGTCCTATGCCACCGAGTTTCTTGGAAAGGTTATCCTTTTCAGGAACAAAGTCGTTGCCTATGCGCGGTGCTTCTCCGCTTTCACGTGCCTCAAGCTCTTCGTTAATACGTGTCTTGGTTTTGTCAGGAATGCTGTCGAACTCTAGTGCTTTGCGTAGGTAACTGTCAGGGACTTCTGAGATGTCTTTGCCTTTAAAAGGTTTACCAAACTCAATTTTAAAGGGCTCTAAAGTGTGCCCCCGTTCAGGAATCATATCATCCTTCTGCACCCCGTCTCTTACAGACGAAGATTGTAATTCAGCTAGTTTTTCCTGTAGGTACTTAAATGTCTTAGGAGCTTTATTAGCTAAGTCTGCTAAGCCTGTTCCAAGTCCATCTTTAGGGATAACAACGGTTGCCTCGTCTGGTATCTTATTAAAAGCCTCGTCAATAGCGTCTTTATTTGCTTGTAAGTCAGCATCGTTAAAGTAAGCCCCTGCGTCACGCCGTGGTGCTTTCTTTGTAGGGATTCCTATAGCGTTGGGTTCATCACGAACAACAGCTTGTCCTCCCTTTCCTTTACCTTCTAAATTGTCACCAAATAGGTATACCTTATCAGGGTTTTCTCTTAGGGTTATAGGGGACATTCTTCCTATTGTTTCAGTCTTTCGGAAGCCGCCTGTGCGGTTATCTAGTGTTCTGTCTTGTCCAAACTCTCCACTTTCATAAAGGTCGTCGTAATAAGAGTCAGGCTTGCCCGTTGGCTTTTCGTCTGCATTTCTTTTAATTCTACCTGATAACTCAGAAAAAGACTCTATGTAGTCTAGCGCGTCGGCATACTCTGCGCTCTGTTTCTGAACGATGTCGTCAGTGTACTTGAATACGTCACGCAGGACACTGCCCTGTGATTTATCAAGTCCTAGAACCCTGAGAAGAGAATCCAAGAAATCCTCAAACATCGAACGGTTCTGGGTTTCACTAGGTAGCTCAGCTAGGATTTTACGGAACTCTGGGTTAGTAAAAGCTTCTGTTATAAATTCTTCTATATTGGTAAGCCCGTAGGGAGTATCTCTGTCTCCTTGCTTACCCTTTTTGATTTGCTCGGTAGTGCGTCCAAATACGCCCTCTTCTTTGCCGAGTGCTTTGATAACCTTTAGGTAGGCGTTAGCCATCCCTGCTACTGGGTCACTCTCAGCGTTTTTAGCTAGTTGTTCTAAGGCTTCTCTGTTTGATGCAACTAACCTACTAGCACCGATGTTATCAGGGTTTTCTAGGTTTAGTTTTTTAGCAATCTCTGTAAACGAGGAGTCGAGTTGTTCAACAGTAACAGCGTGGAGCATTTCGTGAACAAAGGTTCTCGCTCCCCCTTGCCTCATTTTTATAACGTTATCTCCATAGGTAGAGCCTGACCCCTTGCCCTTTAGCGTTGGGGCATCGAACATCACCTCTGTTTTTCTTAGAGAGTTTGCTCCCCTGTCCAGCAGTGCTGTTATAATAGGCTTAAGCTCTCCTGTGTATACTTCATCGAAGGTCTGTAAGGCGTCGTAAGCGTTAACAGACGTACCTTCGTCTACAATTGTGCCTCCAAACTTAGCTTCAAAGGCTTTATTAATCTTCTCGCGGAAGGAAAGGGTTTCTGCAAAATCTTCCTCTAATAGGGCATCATTCTTCTGTTGATTGTAAGAGTCATAAAAGTCTCCCATGATGCTCTCAGGGTCATCCCCTTTACGAGAGCGTTTGATGGCTTTAACGCCTCCTATAAGGCTGTCTACAACCCCACCAATGGCTAAGCCTTCGATGGTGTTCTTGAGGCGTCCTTCTAGCTCTCCGTCATCTCCATCAGCCTCTAGATATTCAGTCACAGGGTTACTCAGCGACGGGAAGGCTTCGATAAGATTACTTAGTCTTTCCTCCTGTGCTTGGAACATTGTAAAGTCTGCTACCGCTCCTGCTGTTGCCGCACCCTTGAGGTTGAGAACACGTTTGCCTACTTTGTTGAGCTTACTAAGCTTGCCTACCTTGCTTAACTGTCCTGCAACAGGGATGAAACCAGTGAGGAACTGTGTAATACCCTCGGTCATAGTGCCGCCAAAACGCTTAGAACGTCCTAGGAAGCGGGTATCATAATCAGGCAGGATGTCGCCTGTAGCGAAGTCCGCTAGGTCATAGATACTTTGAACTGCTCCTTCTAGCCCACGAGGTACACCCATTAGGGTATCCGCTATGAAGTTAGGTTTTTCTTCCTCTTGCTCAGGGATAGGCTGTACGCCACGCATGGTGGGCTTTAGTAGTTTTTCAAATGACATAATTTATTTTGATTCAATGTAATTGTAATTCTGTAAGTAGGAGCGTTGCATCTGCATTAGTTTGTCTAAATCCCCTTTGAAGTATTTGTCCGCTATGGCTTTAAAAGGGCTACTGTAGATGCCGTCAAGTTGAGCTTGACCCATAGGAGCAAAGTAACCTTCAACAGCACGAATAGTGTTTTCAATATCGCCAGCAACAACGATAGGAAATTCGTCAAAGGTAAGAACGGCTTTATCAAAAAGGTCGGTGTAAGACATTGACTGAAAAAGGTCGCTGTAAATCTCGTTGTCTGCATAGACTTGTTTTTTATTAGGAACCGTACCAGAAAGTAAATTATCGCTACTTATCCCTGCCACCTGATAATGTGATGCGAGTTCTTCCGCTCTATTGACTCGTTCTAATCCGCTAATCCTTGCCATACTTAGTCCAAAACCAAGCCGAAGCTCTTTATCTTCAAAATCTTCGTGAATATCGTTAAAGTTTCTTTTAAGGTCATCTCCAGCAATTAGTTGTGTATTTGATGCTTTAACAAAGTTATCAAAACGAGTGCCAAAAAAGAAGCCTCGGACATCCTTGTCGCTATTTATTGTCTCTTTTTTGTTGCTGTCTTTTCCGTCCGCTATAATTGCTTCTAGCGCCTTTTTGCTGTCTTTATTTCGTTCCGCGGCTTCGGCGTCATAAAGTGAAGCTTCGTCTAGCATCGTCTGCTGTGAGGTGAGGGCTTCTTGTTCTTTTGCTACGGAAGGCTGGGCGAAATACTCAGCGCTCCAGCTATTAAATTCTTCTATAATTTCTTTCTCTCGTGCTTTAAATGTAAGATATTTTTCGTTGTTATCTTCGATGGATTGCACCTCTATAGCTATCCCAGTATAAAGGTCAGTTAGTTTAAACCTAGCGTCGGTTACAAACTTCTGTCCTATGCCTACGGGCTTTCTAGGAGCCCCTGCCCTAGTAGGGTCAGTGGTTTCCGTAAACGGCTCTGGAATATTCCCTACAGCCATGTCGTAAGAGGTATCAAACATCGTTTGGGTCTGTAGCCAGTAGTTTCTCGCTTGCTCGTTCTTAAAATACTTGGGGTTATCAAACATCGCTCGGAGTTCAATTTTTATTAAATCTCTCTCGGTATCATTAGGAAATTTTGCTAGTCCGTCTGGAGAGTCTAACTCTGTTATTAGGTCATTTACGG